TTTAAAGCCAGTGCTACAAGATATTGATAGAGCAGGCTCAGACTTTAATAGACTTCTTCAATCACCTTCTCTTACAGAAGAATATGATATGACAGATTTACTTAGATTAAATACTGAATCAGGTAAAAACCAAATCAATAGTGCTTACATAGATGCACAGAAAAAAAGACTGTATGGTTACGAGCAGCTTGATTCTTTATTAGACGACTACTCAAAAGTTTTTGGTCCTTCATATTTAGCAGATGTTGAAAATGCTTATAGTTTAAATAGAAGAAAAGCTAATTTAACTGATAAACAATTCCAGTATATTATGGATGTAGAAAATAATATATTTAATCCTGTTGATTTTCAACAAACAGATATTACTAAATTTGAAAGCATGGCTCCTATGTCTATAGAAGATTTGTTTAAGATTAAAGACGCATACTTGGGTACACAAATAAAATGAAGTATAATAGGGAAGAATTAATTGACCAGCTTATCGACCACGAAGGAATGGAGCTAGAAGTATATGAAGATAGTCTTGGCATTGCAACGATTGGTATTGGTCGTAACCTCGTGGACAGAGGTATTACTGAAGACGAAGCCCGTTTTCTATGCAACAACGATATTGATATTGTTGAGCGTGAGCTTGTGGCAGAGTTTCCTATTGTTGCTGAGCTTGATAGTATTCGCCAGCGTGTCCTTATTGATATGGCTTTTAATGTCGGTGTCCCTCGTCTTACAGGCTTTCGAAAAATGTGGGCAGCAATACACTGCGGAGATTACTCAGAAGCAGCAGTCGAAATGATGGATAGTAAATGGGCAAGACAAGTAGGCAGACGTGCTGAACGGTTGTCATCAATGATGGAGTTAGGAGTAGAGTAATGGGTAAGTACGCTTCAATTACAAGAACAGGTAGAAACGAAGACTTTAATCTACACGTTAAGCGTGGCTTTGTAGAGGGTCACGAACACATACATAAGTTTGGATACAACCCTACAGTAAGCGCAACTGAACGTCCTGTTTGGGATGGTGCTATTGAATATGTTTATCCAACATCAGCTGGTCCTTGTCTTGTTGTAAGTACTACGGCAGTAGATACAGGAAGCAAGATTACTGTTCAAGGGCTTGACCAAGACTACAACCAGATAACAAACATTGTAACTCTTAACGGCACTACAACTGTAGCAACTAGTGGTACTTTTTTCCGTGTGTTCCGTGCCTTTATTAGTAATGACGTAAGTTGCGTAGGTGATGTAAACATTAATCTTGATGGTAACTTAAATGCTCGTATTGACCAAGCAGAAGGTCAAACACTTATGGCTATTTATACTATACCTGCTGGATATACAGGTTATCTGCAGCAAATGAACATGGCTACTGGAACTGAGCTTTCGAATAAATACATTACAGTAAGCTATAAACAACGTGAGCCAGGTGGTGTGTTTAGAACAAAAGCTAAGTACACTCTTGCTAATCAATTTGCAGAAGAGCGTTATCCTTATCCATTAGAAATACCAGAAAAAACAGACGTTCAAATTAGAGCAAAGTCAAGCAGTGGTGAAAACGAAATGTCTGCTTTGTTTGATATACTGCTTATTAAAAACGAATCACAAGGGAGTTAATATGTGGCAAACATTGATAGCACCTGTAGCTAATATTGCAGGGACATGGCTAAAAGGTAAACAAGAAAAAGCACAAGCTAAAGCTAAGCTTGAGGTAGCTAAGATTGAAGCTGTCACTAAGAAGGCTAAGCAAGATGGTGATTGGGAATCAATGGCTATGTCTGCGTCTGACAACAGTTGGAAGGATGAGGCATGGACGTTATGCTTTATTGCTATGATTGTAGCAAGCTTTGTCCCACCTCTACAACCATATATGCAGCAGGGCTTTGACTTCTTGCGTACTGCACCTGAATGGTTACAGTATGGTATCCTTGCTTCTATTGCTGCAAGCTTTGGACTCAGGTCTATTACTCAACTTAAGAAGTAAGCGCAGACTCCATCATCTCTTCAATCAAAGTAGTAAAGGTATAGCTAGGTTTCCAGCCAAGGACTTCACGTGCCTTGGTAGAATCACCAAGCAGCAAGTCAACTTCGGCTGGTCGGTAGAACTCAGGATTGATATTGACTACCATGTTTTCATTCTCATCGTAGGCTTTCTCAAAGATACCCTCACCTTCCCAGCGAATACGCATGTCTACCTTTCTAAAGCAAATCTCTACTAGCTCCCGTACTGAATGAAGCTCACCAGTAGCTAACACGTAGTCATCTCCGTGGTCATGCTGCACCATACGCCACATGCCTTCGACATAATCCTTAGCATGTCCCCAATCACGTTTGGCATCTAAGTTACCAAGGCTGATATACTCCTGCTTACCACGTGCAATGTTAGCTACACCCTGTACAATCTTCTGTGTAACAAACTCTGAGCCACGCCAAGGTGACTCGTGATTGAATAAGATACCATTAGATGCGTGTATGCCATAGCTTTCACGATAGTTCTTTACTGTCCAGAATCCAAACTGTTTAGCTACCCCGTAAGGAGAGCGTGGATAGAAGGGTGTAGTCTCTGATTGTGGTGTCTCAACAACCTTACCATAAAGCTCAGAGGTGGACGCTTGATAGAATCTGGTGTAATCTTCCATACCAAGGGAACGAATGCACTCCAGCAGCCTTAATACCCCCATACCGTCCACGTCAGCAGTGTATTCTGGTACGTCAAACGATACTCTAACGTGTGACTGTGCTGCTAGGTTGTATACTTCATCGAATAAGTGGGTATCAAACAGACGCATAAGGCTACCTGAATCAGACAAGTCGCCATAGTGCAGTGTAAGATTGGGGTTATTTATCAGGTGTGCTATACGAAAGGATGGTTCTGAAGACACACGACGACACAAGGCGTGTACTATGTAGCCCTTCTCAAGCAATAGCTCTGCTAGATAGCCACCGTCCTGTCCTGTAATGCCTGTAATCAGAGCAGTCTTTTCTCTAAACTTATTCACTGGTGGCATCTTCATCGTCTAGCTCCTCAAGTATATCGTAATCTTCTTCATCAGTATATTCTTCTTCTTCAAAGTCTTCTGGAAATGTTTGCATAAACAAATCATACATTTTTTCTTTACCAATAATAAACATAGAAGAACGAATACGGTCTTCAAGACCTTCTATGTTATCTGATATATTATCAGCAGCATTATTACCACGTACACGAGACAATAGCTCTAGTGCTTTAAGTGCAGTGGCTCCGTTGCCATTTATCTTTGCCTGTTCATATTGTTTTTCTAGTTCGGATATAACATCAACGTCTGTGTTGTATTCTCCTTCTAGTTCTTCAATACGTTCTTTAACATCTGCTCTCTTAAGAAGTTCGTAGCCTTGGTTGTAAGCAGACTTTTCACTATACCCTGCTTCTTTAGCTGAAGCTGTAGCGTTTCTACTTATAACGTAAGCTTGACAAAACTTCTCGTATTTATCTTTTAGAACGGGCATTCATATATTCCTTAAATGTTTGAGAGTTCTTGCTGTAGTGAGACATGTCCCATACACCACGAGCCAAGCTGTTCTCTCCATAAAACTTTAGGTTAAGTCCCAAGTCTTTTTTCTCTAGCATCTTCTCCAAGTCTTGAGCCAATGCAAGAAGCTCACCAGTAGTCCAGTAGTTTACATCGTCAATCTCAACGTGCATGTACTTAGGATTACCTGCTTCATCTTTAGAGTCTTTGTTTTTATTTGCCACTTTCTCTGAGACAGAGCAATCAAATCCAAACATGTGGATGTTCCTGTAGCCAAGAGTTTCAAGCAGCCCTAACGTACGAGTAGCTGATGCCGTACCACCTGACACTAACGCTGTGCCGTTTGGAATGGGGAGGGACGGGTCGATAACAATCTTATCTTTAATGCTTTCGTCTCTGATGCCATCAGTAAAGGCGTGGAAGCCCATAACATTATCTGTCTTATCCATAATGTAGTTGACAACAGATGTGTCAGTCATAGATGCAATAATAAAGATTGTACTTGGGTCAATCTCTTTAAACAGTTCTGTACGAACGATGCCGTGTGTACTTGTGCCTTCGATAGGACGTGGGTCAAGAATGACACAGGCATATGGCTTGATGCCTTCGGCTAACAGGCGTGGGTATGCGTGTTTAACACACCAGATTTTACCACCTGTTTTCTTTTGAACTCTTCTAATCTCTTTGAAGTCTAGCGTACCACCTGATACTATAATGGCGTGGTCATTGGTTGGCTTATAGTTTTTAACCCAATCAAACTCACCAATCTTAGGTACGTTGTGTCTAATGTTATCCTTGATATGGTCTTGTGGCATAGAATCTTTAGGCTTAATAATAATAGGTACACGTGATAGTTCTTTAGGAATATCTTTTACATCTGGTTTGGTTACAACAGCTAAGTGTACGTTACCGCCTAATGCCATACCGTCTTGAGAAGGTAGTACCTTTTTGTTTCTGTCTTTAATCTCTTCAATAGTTTTGATAATGCCCTTGTGTTCCTCTGGCATTTCTTTGCCCTTCTCCACAGAGTAGAAGTCATCGAAGACAACAACGTCTACGTCACGTAAGAAACCGTAGTCATTCTGTACTGTGTCGTATGAATGCCCACCATCAATGAAAGCAAAGTCAACCTTATCAAAGCTAACCTGCTCCATTGTTTCGTTGGTATTACCAGCATACAAGTTCCAGCTAAATGTTTTACCATTCTCTAACATCTTCTGTGAGAAGTCATCAAGTCTTTTGTTAACCAAGTCTTCTGAGTTATGTGCCTTGATGTTAAGCTCAAGCTTGTCTGTCTCATCAGTCGCTTGCTCAAACAAATCAAAGCCCATGTAGTGTACTTCGTCTACGTTATCGTAAGCAGCAAGAGCCATTTCAATAGCACGTCCACCATTCCATGTCCCAGTCTCTGCAATAATAAATACTTCTTTATCTTTTGAGTAGTGACGTACAAGCGTAGCTAGTTGCTTGTATCTTCCTGGTCCAGTAACATCTTGTGATACACTGTTTGCCTTTTCTTTTACAGCAGCAACATCAAACTTTAAGTTGCCCTTGTTATGTACAAAGTATTCGTCCAACATGCACTGGTCAAAGACAGACAGACCACGTACACCTTCTGAAAGGTTACGAACCTTGGCTCCATGTGCTTCGTAGATTTTAAGTAGACGTGTAAAGATAAAGGCATCAGTCCACTCACGATAACCAAACACTTCATCTGTGTCATAAGCACCACGTAAATCAATCAGCAAAGATGCTGCATTGTGGTACGCCATATTGAATGCCATGAAGCCTGTCTCGCTATAGTCAATATCAATACGACCAAGATGTACAATGTCTACTTCTGGAATCATAATCTTAGCAGCATCTTCTGCCTTAAACATTTTCTTTGTAACTGTGTCAGCATCAATCCATGCAAGCCATCCTTGGTCTTGGTTGTCTAGCATCTCAAGGGCTACGTCTGTCAGTGCATATACTTTATGGCAAAAGCGAAGCGCATCCATACGGTAGTTGTATGGGGCTTCAGCGTAGTTACCATTCTTATCCTTATTGCGTTCAATAAAGTTATTACGTGCATCAATACTTTCAATGTGTCGGTACTCAATGACACCATCTAAATCATTTAAAGGAAGTTCGTCAAGGCTGTCATAGCCCTCAACATAAGCGATAAGCTTGGTGTCACTTGGCTTCCAGTTTTTAGCTACGGACTCAAGCATCATACGTGCATAGACATCCTCGTGTTTCTTATGAAAGCTTGTTACAAAGGTGTATGTCATTACATGTTCTCCAGTATTAGTTGTGTTGTTATTTCTGCTTCGGCTTGTTCCCACTCTTCAACGTAAGCTTCTTCAACAGGTCGGCTGGCTTTCCACTTATCAAACCAAGGACCTCCTGTAGTAAAGTGTACGTTCTTAGCCTCGACTTGTGGGTCAGAGAAACCGTCTAGCCAGTTCCACTCAGGATGGATAGCACCAATCTCTTCGTCCTCTATCCATCCAAAAGAATGGAGCCACCCACCAGTCCGAAGATTAACATCGTCTACTGTAAGCTTTAAGTTAGATGGGTGACTACAATTAAATAACATAAAGCTAGACCAGTTCTTTCTGTGGTATCTTGTCTGAGCTACACCGTCCATCTTAACAGAGGACTCTGGTTCATACTTATGTTGTACGCATTGTACTGCATACTCTGTGTTCTTTCCATAGACATCAAAGATACCTGCTATGTCTGCACGTACAAACATGTCGGCATCCATAAACAAAGCTAAGCCATCATACTGGTTTAGTGCAGGTACGAGGAAGCGTGTGAAGGTAAAGTCTGTACTGAATGGTCGTCCATCAAACACATCATAGCGTTGATTAGGTTCGTGTAGGAAGACACGAGAGGCTCTGCGATACAAAC